TTTTTCATTTTTTAACTTTATAACTTTATCTAATTGTTTAGAATATAAATATATTTTATTCATGCAATACATTCTAATAATATCGATAGGAGAGGTAGTTTTTAATAATTTTTTAAATTCTTTTTCTTTCATTTTTACACTTCTTTCTATTTACTTAAATATTGATTATAATATCTTGTTACAGCAGATAACCAATGTGAATTTTGATTATTTGGGTCATTGTTTGCTCCAACAGGAGCCCAATGTGGTTGAATTGTTTTAGGTGTTGTTAATCCTTTTCCATAATACCATTTTTGTAAACAATTAAGGTATGCATCTAATCCTTCATCAAATGAAGTATATCTAATAAAATGATTTTGACTTTTTGAAAATAATCCACCAAAATTTTTGTTATTTTTATAAATATATGATTGCCAAACACCAGTTTCATGTTTGCTAATAGCAACTGCTAATAAAGATTGTTGTCTAGTCATACCTTTTTCTATACCTCTATTATATATTTTGCATTCAATTTCACTTAATGTGCATGATGTGTCTTTTTCTTGTTCAACTTCTTCTAACTCTTTCAATTCTTCTTCTTCATCAATTTCTGTTTCTTCATTTTTTTCAATTTCTACATAAGCAACTTTATCATTTTTTTCAACACGCTCTATTTTATCATTTTTAGCCATTTTAAGAGGTTTTTTATTTAAACCAATAAAATATACTATATTGATTGCAATTAAGCTATAAATAGCAAATACTCGTAAAATACGGGGTAATTTGATAAATAGTTTAGCCATAAAGTTGTTGAAGTTATAAATTAGCACATACCCTATATAAATTAAATTTTTAATTAATGTATAAATAGCTTTTAGCAACATTACTATTATACTTTTAAATAAACCTTTCACATTTCCTAAATCTTTGTTAATTTCTTTTCTTTCCTTTTTTACTCTTTTCATATAAATTCCTTCTTTCTAATAAACCCCATATACTGTTCTATTGCAGTAAATTTCGTTTCCTGTTTTATTTACACAATTTTGATATGCTTCTTCATCTTCTGCGCCTAATCTTTGAAATAATTTTACTACTGGTATTGCCACAACTATAATCACAACTATTATTAATATTTTTTTAACCCCTTTTTTTAATCTTCTTTTTCCCTTTTTCATTTTAATTCCCTCTTTCTTTCTTTTTAAATATGGATAGTTTTTAATAATTTAATTGTTTTGTTTGTTTTCGTATTAAATAACTCGTTTACTTCGTTCCCATTTATTGTTATGGGTATTATGTAATCTTTGCTTGTTAATACTACATAAATTAAAACATTTAATATTAATTTTATCTTTTTCATATATTTTCCTCTCCTTATCTTAATTATATATTAACACATATTAACATAAAAGTCAAATCCTAAAATAAACTTTTTTTCAACTTTACAAAAAAAGACGATTTTTAATCGCCTTTAAATATTTCTTCTGCTTTTTGTTCAGTTTTAATTATTTCTTTTTTAAATTCTTCTAAAGATAAATCCATCATATAATAATCATTTGCTAATTCGTACACCTTTTCCCTGACCCATTTATCTTTTTTTAATTCATCATATTCTTTGATTAATTGTTTTTGATATTCTTCAAATAAACTTACACATGGTTCTGATAGTATCAATTGTTCAATGTAACTCATTAAATGATATTTATTTTTACAAACTGAAAACATTAGGTTCAAATCGAAATTACCAAAAATTCTATAAAAATCTTTCATAAACAACCACATCTTTTTTTGTTTTATAAAATATTTATCATCTATAATTAATTTATCCATTAGTTCAGGTTTTTGTAATAGTATAGATAATATAGATACTTCTAAATCATTATATTTATTCATATACACACTCCTTATTATATTTATTATTGAAATTATATATTATTACATAAAAACTTACATAAATTATTATTTTCTTACATATATTCTTACATATAAACCCTTATATTATATAGTGTTCTTACATATCTTACATATTTTAGAATATACACTTCATATAGGGGTTACGTATTTTTTTATATTTTTTTATATATATAAGTGTATACCCTATTTTTATGTAAGAATGTAAGTTTTGTTGAAATATAAGGGTAAAATAGATGTTTTTATGTAAAAAAAATAGTAAAAAACTTGTAAGAATACTAAATATGCAAATCTAAAATTGCGTAATTTCCTTTTTCACAATTAATCGTTGTTTGATGAAGATATCTTCCAACACTATTTTTTTGGAGAAAATTAATATCACTCCATTCTTTTTTTACTGTTTCAAACTCAAAACCACCTTTTAGCAATTCTCTATACAAAACTTGTGCGTTTATATAACAAACAGAATATTGAGGATTTATTTCTTTAAATTTCCCCCAACATTCACCATAGTTTTGCTCTTCAAATCGTTTTGCATTCATGTTAATTATATCTTTTATATATTCTTTTGCTTTAATGGATGTTTTTATTTCATCTTTATCATTTACCAATTCTGCAATATCTTCAACTTGTAAAATATAATCATCTTTAAAAATGCATTCATTTGATAATTGATTAGCTAATAAAATGCTTGCTAGAGAACTTGCTTGCTTATCTGTTGCATTTGTTTTTTCTAAAATTTCTTTTAAATATTTTTTAAATCTATCAAATATAACATCAAAGCCTAAATTTTGGATATATTTTATATATTCTTTTCCAGCAAATCCGTAATTTTCTTTAATTACCTTTGCAATGTCTTGCCCATTTTCAATTATTTTTTCACCTATTTCAATATCAATTACTCTATTGTAAACCTGTTCCCCTGCGTTTTCTTTTACTAACCTATCGTTGCTTGTAAATAAAAAATTATTAAACCATGTTTTTACTTCTCTTGCTTGACTATTTTTATTAAGTCTACCTTTTTCAGTTCCATTGCATAGATCCATTACTAAAGATTCTAAATCTAAATATTTACTTCTTTTAACAATTTGTAATTCATCAAAATAACAAGTAATATTTTTCATAAATCCAGCAATAGTAGAATAATAATTTTGTGTATTGTTACTCGAAAGTCTTAATGCTCCTATGTCAGGATTGCCCCAAATACTCATTGCAACCATACAAGAAAGTGTTTTGCCATTACCACTTAAAGAACTCCATAAATTTACCATATAAGGTTGTAAATTTAATTTTTCAAGTAATGGGCTTGCTAGTGTAACTGCCATAAGTAATTTTATAACTTTATGCTTTCTTAATTCAAATACACATTCTTTCCATTTCTCATAATTGCCTTTGCTACTAATTGCTTTATAAATATTTTTAAATTCATCAGCACCATCAAAAATTCCTTTTGTGTCGTACGGAGCAAATATACTATTTTTCCATCCAATTCGAGATACACCATCAATTTTTTTAATATCGTTTATATTCATTATTTCATTAAAATAATTCACATAATATCTCACATTTTCACTTGTTACGTCTAGCCCATCATCTGATAATAACAATAATTTTTGATTAATAGATAATTGGCTTTTATCAACAATTTTGTCCTTCCATTCGTTTTCTTTATAAAAAATAATCTTAACTTTTTCTTTTTCGGTTTCTTCATTTATATATCTTTCGACAGGTATAACTGGGATATAACTAAATTTATTATTGTATCTATCAGTTATTCCATCTATTGTACAAGTGTAATTCCCCCAATTATAATTGTCTATATCATATTGACATTTAGGTAATTTAGATTCATTTTCAATAGCAATTTTTTTGTTTAAAATACTTTGATATTTTTTTAAGCTTTCTTTAAATCTTTTTTCTACACCTAATTTTTTAGCTTGCAAAAATAACTTATCTTCTTCTTCAATTCGGTCAATTTCATTTTTATTGAAAAGATTAATAAAAGTTTTTTTATCAAATAATTCTTCTTCACTCATAATTTTTTACCCTTTCTTTATAAATTTATATAATTCTTTTTCTTCAATAAAAGTGATTTTTCCAACTTTAATTATTGGTAAACCTTGCTTAATCCAATTGTAAATAGTTGCTCTGCTTACTTTAAGTAAATTCATAACCTCTTTAATTCTTAACATTTATCTTACCTCCTTTATACTACAAATTAATTGTACCATAATAGACAATAACAGTCAATAACAAATTATAAAAAAAGCAACTTTTCAGTTGCTCGTTTTAATCTAGGAAATTGTCATTTATTTCTACTACATCTCCAAAATCTTTAAATGGATCATTTGAACTTGAATTTTGTTGTTGTGAATTTTTAATATATTCTTCATATTTAACATATCCATTATTTATTGTTCTAACTGATGGAATATAATCTTCTTTAAAATTTTCTTTGCTATTAATAAATCTATAAACTTGTGGTTTTGTATAAATATTTCCATCAGAACCTTGATATTCTTTTAATGAAAAATTAACATCTATAAATTTATCTTTTAAAGATTGCTCATCCCAATTCCATTTATAATTAGAATTATAGCTTTCAATTGCTTTAATTAATCCTTTAATATAAGATTTATCTTTTTCTTCAGTTGGCTCTGTTGGGAATGAAATTGTTGCACCATCATCCCAAAATTTAGCATTTTCGCTTTTTTCATCGTATTTCTTTTGATAATAACCTTTATTGTCTCCATCTATAACATCTAATTCTAACGAAACTTTTTCAATTCCATTATAAGTAAAAGTTTTTACATTTATAATTTTGCATTTTTTTCCGCCTAATGTAAATTTTTCACTTTCATTAAATTCTTTTACTTCTATATCGTCCCAATTTTCAATTTTTTTCATAATTATTTCTCCTCTTCCTTTTCTTCAACTTTATCTAATTCATAATATTCTCTTACAACTCTATTAAATTCTTTTAAGTCATTTTCCATTGTTTCTGATTCAAACATTCCAAATGGTGTTTTAACACAATCTTGACCATTTGTTTTTAATCTAAAGATGTAATTCCCATTGTCAAACATACTTCTGATGCAAACAGTAAACATCCCTTGAATATTTACTTTATCATCTAATAATTTACCGATAGTTTTTGGCTTAACATTTCCATTTTCGTCAGTATCTTCGTGCATTATTAAGTAAACTGTCTTACCACCCTCAATATTTTTAATTCCATTTATTAAATTAAAGAAGTTATTACCCATTTCATTGTATTTATCAAATCCTTTAACACTTGATTTATTCATAAATTCGTTTGTAATAAGATAATTTGCATCATCTATAACTATTGTTTTCTTTTTAGTTCCTGCAATTGCTTTTAAAATACTAGCATAATCATCACATTTTGGAGCTTTAA